TCGTCCTCTCATCTGTAGTGAAGAAAGGATTTAATGTCATGACAGAATTAAAAGAAATCACTTCTCAATTGGAAAAACCGTTTGATATATCTGATATCAAACTCCTACCAAAAGCCCCTACGAAAGACGGTACGAAATGTTTAGCACTTCCCTATGCAGATCCGCGCGTTTATCAGGATCGACTAAACAAAGTCTGTCCTGGCGAATGGAGCACTCCGGCCCCTGTCTCCCTGTCGGTAGGCAATAAAATCATTGTTTATGTAACTGTTGTGGTATGCGGAGTTGAACATACGGACGTAGGAGAGGCACTAGCATCTAGCGAAAACGCTGGAACAGAATCACACGCACAAGCGTTTAAACGTGCGTGTAGTCAATTCGGATTAGGTAGGTACCTCTACGACCTTGAAAAAGAGTATGTGCCTTACAATCGAGAGCGTAAAGTAATCGCGCTTAAACCGGAGGAGATACAAGGAGTAGTCAGGAAGATGTACGCTAAGGCTGGAATACCTGTAGCGCAGCCACAAGCGGATAAGCAGGAGCGCAGAGGAGAGCGCATCGACAGCAAGCAACAAAATACGAATCCTCCTCCTGCGGGTGCTGAAAAGAAAGATCCGCCGAGCGAGAGCGCGTTAAAAGCAGAATTTACAAAATTAGGTATCCGACATAAAGACGCGGATACACTTGTAACGTGGAATGAATTTTTAAAAGCAAAATTGAACGTATCACGAGAGGAACTAAGAGAGATTATCAATCGAGAGTTGACGCTTGACGAATGCAATCGTTTAAATATGGCACTCCAGCCATATCGAGATATGCTAGCAACTGTTAGCGCTTAACTCGTACGTCTGAAAGAGGAAGATATAATCTATCTTCCTCTTGTCTAGACTTTCCTGAAATTAATCTATATGACACTTGACCATATAGATATTGAATGATATACTGTGCGTATAGAAAATAATGCTTGCTCGTAGTATTTAGGATACGGAGCTTTTATCAAGTCATGCAGGTAGAAGGAGTTATCATGTCTCAAGTTGAAGTTTTTGCAGAAGAGGGCCAAATTACAGAAACGACAGAAGAATCAACTAAGGATCTGTATACCGTTTCTGAAATCGCGCGGAGACTGCGCGTTGACGATACGACCGTCCGCAGATGGATCAAAAACGGAGCGTTGGAAGCGGTAACCTTGCCTCATATTGGCAAGAGGACGACCTATCGTGTTCGTGAACGCACATTGAACACCATTCTAGGCTAATATATCCCCTCGTCTGACCTCTCTACGTCGCTAAAAAGCGCTCTGTCCACTTTGAGACAGAGCGCTTTTTTTATTGCTACTACTCCAGTACAAACACGTCTCCGTGTCTTGTACCTAGATCAACATATCTGATGTGTTGATCTGTACATCGTTTGTGCTGTAGATTATACGCGTCAATCTCAGGTTGATATGTTTCTACTCTTGCGCGTATCTCCTCTATCCGCGTTTCAGGATTGTTTGATGTTGGTTGAGGAGCGTTTTCGACTGCGCGACAATATTGATTATAGCGTCTATTTAGCTCGTCAATTTCCTTTTGTTGCTCCTCCCTGGAGAGTGTGCAATGGTAATACATTATTCATTCTCCCTCGTTCTCGAATGTAACAAAACGCTCTAAATATTGGATGATACTCTGCTCGTTGCCAACATGAAACCATCCTAGTAGGATGGTTACCGCCCGATCCTCCTGTCCATCGTCCCATAACGCAGCAATAGCACCAGCTACGGCTGCGAATAGGTCTGCATCCTTGGATAATTTCACGACTGGCTTATGAGTTGGTTCGTTTATCTCTCTCATGTTATCTCCTCCGTGTTGATAATCCTAGCAGCTCCGCTAGCTGCGGAGCATACGCATTTTCATCATTTTTCAGATGAGACATGTATATGTCCGTTGTAGCAATATTGGAGTGTCCTAAGCGCTCCTTGATATCTTTTGCACTTGCGCCAGCTTTGTCCATTAAAAACGCGAAGCTATGACGTGTTACGTGTTGTTTTTTTGTGCCTAGATACCGATACACGATATTACTTAGCGCGTGATATCCGAGCGCTTCACCTCGTTTACTATCATGATAGATATGCACCCACAACGGCGCGTCTCCAGGCTGTTTCCAGAACTCTCCATGATAGAACCTGTCTAGCCATTGTGCGAGGATAATAGAGACTTCAGGAGTAAGCAAGTCGCGCATATGCTTATCTCCCTTCGCGTGTGGAAAGTCCAGTTTGATCGACTTTCCAATGATCTGTACATCTCTCCTCCTCAAATGTTGTAGTTCTGCGGCGCGTCTGCCTGTCGTGAGAGCTACAGAAAGAAACGCAAGCGCTTGCGCTCCTTCTTCCGTGTGTCGAGGAATCGCGCGCAGCCTGCGCTCTAATTCCTCCGATGATATCGGCTGTGCTCCGGCGTATGCTTCAATTTGAGGCTTTTTGACCGTCTCTAGGGGATTGATTTCTCTCTTGAGATGCCTTTTCCGAATGCAATATTTATAAAATGATGACAAAATGTGCAGTCTGCGCGCTTGTGTCGCTTCGCTTACAGGTCCGCTATGTCTGGATTTAGGAGAGCGCCAGCGCTGATAAAGCTGAGCAGCATCGCTAATGATGCCTACAAAGTCTATGCTCTTTCCCTCGTCAGATGGAAAGAGCAAGTCATAGCCGCCAGCTTGCAACAACGATCTAAAATCTAGGATCGTCGCTTTGTAATCTCGCTTTGTCTTAGCGGCCCTCTGCTCATCTATCCATCCTCCGATAATCGCCTCTATCGAGTATCCGCGCTCCGTTCGCTGCGGAGGAGGAGACGGAATCAGGATTCCGCGCTCCTCTATGATCGTTACTTCTTGATTTTGTGTCATGACAGTCTATCCTATAGATGAAACTATCCATCCGTCCGCGTTTGCTGCGGAGAGCTTATTTATCATTTCATCCCATGATGTATAAGGTATTTCTGTGATCGGTTTGTATCCTCCTATTGGCTGGAATGATCCAAAATCATAAAGATATTCACCTTTATAATTCCTTACATGATGTATTTCTTGATAACTTCCATCTTGACTAGAAATAGTCAAGTAGGCATGTTCCTTGTCATCTATCGCTTCTTTTAGATCTGATAGCTTTTGTCTCGTAGCACCATGTAATACTATTTTCTCCTCAAAACGTCCAAGTTTCATTAAAAGAGCAATCAATGCGGCTTCAAGCGTTTCATATGTTTTGACCTCGTTAATGAAACTATCTAGTAAAGTAAAATTTTTACCATCACAAGACATGTTAAGGATATAGTATCCTAAATCCTCCTCTATCCTGTATTGCTGCTTTGTGAGAATCTGTTTTAGTTCGTCCAATGACATGATAGTACATTCTCCTCTCTTTCTGTCATGACAGTTAATCGCTTTCCCTAAGTGGACGCATTTGACCTTTATCGAGATGATAAGAAGTCAGAGGATTCTTTTTCTCGATAAGCTTTTTCATGAGCTTATCGTTTGTATCTAATATGCGTGCAGCAGCCTCAGCCTCTATAACGGGTTCCTCGATTATCCCTCCTTCTACGACGCTCCCTATGTGCCACTCATGACGCCGGAGGTCTAGCGCGCATTTTGCTATCTGATAATTCGTGTCATCCAGTCGCATCAATTCGACAGGATCGACATGAATGTTATGTCCGAATAAGTTCGCAGCCCATTGCAGGAGGACCGTGTATCCTCCCGACCAATCAGCAAGCTTTAACATTTTGTCGAATCTGATACCGCTACGAGAGACGAAATAACTTGCTTTCTCCCATGTAGAGTATTCAGCAGTTAATATATAAATTGCCGCTCCGTACTCTTGATCGATCTTTACACCGTCGTGTATCTTATCTAGCTTTTGCAGTATAGACAAGAAACGTTTCTTATGACTGTCTCCAGTGAAAAACAAGGTATCTTCTGACATTGTGTTAGTCCTCCTGTCCTAATATTTTTTCTCCGTACTGTTCCGCTTCTTGCTCTTTTTGAGATAAAATTCTTGATTCTATCTCTCTAATATTTTTATACTCTTCACTTGTAATATTATCGTCAATAAATAAAAGTAGGGCATTCCCTGACATGCTTCTAGCTTGTTTTTGCGTCTCTCGAATCTTTTTTAGATCGTTTTCGCTTAGTTGCTCTCGTACTCTCATTGTGCTTTGTCCTCCGTTTCTGTCATGACATTAATTATGTTCCATATAATCAACAAGACTGTTATTTGCTGCGTTCATCGCGTCTAGCCGGATGATACGAATAATCTCGTCTATGCGCTTTTGTGTGGGATTAATCTCCTTTTCAATAAGCTGTTGTCTAATCTGATCACGAGTGATATTTAAGCCTGCTGTGATTTCTCGCGTGTCCCTGATGAATTGAGTAAGTGTCTTTTTCATCGTGTCCTCCGTTGTGAATTGTTGAGTTAAGATCGTTAAAGAATATACATTAGTTAACGATGTTATCGCACATCCTGACAAGTCTGTCAAGTCCTCAGAGCGCCAGAATCGCAGCGTCACGTATGTCAAGACTAGCATTCAAATGGCAGTGTCGTCGTACTATCATTTGATCCAACTATTGACATTTTTCTGACTCTGCGATACACTCTCTTCATCGGTAGGTTTTGAAATTTTGCTAAATGTTCGGTCGAATCGTTCTTGTCCATTTCCCGTTAGGGACTGCAAGTTTTTCTCTTTCCCGTTCGGGTAAAAAATCCTCCTCCTGACCTCAATATGCAGGAGGAGGATTTTTTTTGTGCTATACTCCGTGTGGGCGTGTTTTTTCGGTTCGTTTTTTCCGCGTCCTCCATCCCTCTTAACTTGTAGCGTCTATGTGTTGAGCATAGACGTTTTTTATGCTCACAATCGCGCTACAATGCGATTCTACAGGAGCATGTGAAATCCTCCGTCCCATTTCCACATAGGCAACGCTACGCCCATCGTAGCGCGTTTTTATTTGACTATTGTTTAATAAAATGATATACTAGACAAGTAAGATTACAGGATACGGAGGAAACAGCATGATAAATCAGCAAATGACATTGATTACTGTCTATCTTTCATTGGTTCCTGACGACGTGATTATAGAGAGACTGCGCAAGCTAAGAGAGTATGGAATTAGATGGTATTCTTTCCGTGTGGAAAGTGTGTCAGAGGGAGGATTCAGTTATGCAGTCTCAATAGATGTAAGAGATAGAATATGCATCTTATCCTGCTTACCTGATGTCACAATAAAGAAAGATGTAGCACTAGCGTATGATCTGAGTCACTGAGCACAAAAAAGCGCTGTGTGGTGAAAGCGCGATCCACACAGCGCAGGTTAACGGAGGACTAAACGCGAATTGTCAGTATCCTTAGCGGATCTAGGAATAGCGTTCTAGTCTATCGACAGTATACGCGCTCCTCCTCCTAAAATCAATACTTCCTATGTCCTCCTGCGCGGAGATGCTACACTCCGCGCGCTATGATCGATCAAATTTTCAAGAGTCCACTAGGTAGGATTCCGTGTATACGTAGTTCATCTAGCAGGACAGTTATTTCATGCTTGACTTGCTTAGCTTCAAGAGAATCAGGAGAGAACTGCCCACGCTCGTCTAGCTCCTTCGTCAAGTTGCGTATGCTGTTTTTGAACTTATTCAGGAATGTAAGATCCGCTAGATCGTCTGTCCGCGTTTGCGTGTTCTCTGCATACTTCTCTGCTAGCTCGTCTGCTCTCTTCAAGAGTGCTTCTATTTCTGCATTGTCGGAATAATCGGAGACAACATCTAAACCATTACCGTAAATCAAGAGTATCCAGCCTACTCGCTTGTTATTCTGATATAATAATAAACGATCCGTGCCCGTACTGTACATTTCTCTGAATATGCTCTCAACACTGCTACTCTTCTCTGTAACAAAGGAATCATCATTATGCACGCTGATAAAGTATCCAGCGTTGATAGCATCGCTAAGGATCGTCAACACGATTTCACGCTCTATCGTGTCCATCTCAGGATGGATAGCGTCTATTGTCGAGGTAACAGGAGCGGAGTCGTCGGCCTGCGCGCTCTCATAGTCTCCGTCCGTAGGTAACTGTATATATGTCATCCACTCAGGAGTATACTCGTCAGAGGGAGTATCAGCTAGTAATGTGCGCGTGCCTGACCAGGATTGTAAATCCTGCGCATAATGGCAATTCTCATCAACAAACAGCCAATCATATAGCGCTTCTTCCTCAGATGAGAGAGTAAATGGATTGATACGACGTTCTAGCTCAATAGCTTCCTTTGCCAGATCCGCAACTAGAATAGCAGCAACAATTTCACCACATCGGATAGATGATATCTTCTGATTGACTGCTATAAACTGCTGTGTTTTCTCTGTCCATATATCGCGTAGTTGTCCGTTTTTGTAGGATTGCAAAAGTGAAGCGGTCTTTTTAGGTGCGCTCTCTTGCGTCGTCTGCTCTGTAGCGCCTACCTGCGTGTGTCCACTCCCTGTATAGTGATATTCGTAGACAGGTACTATTTCATCGTCCTGCATGACTGCTGTACCTTTTCGCGTCGTCTCCTCCTGTTGTGTAGGATTGGCAGTGAAGAGGACGCGTAGACTATCATTCATGTGACACTGCTCAATATCGCGCTGAGTCCTGACGAGCAGTCCGCGCGCTGTCTGGATTACGAATACTTGCACTTGCTTTTCGTTTGCGCGCTCCTGGGCTTCTGCTTTCTTCGCTGCTAACTCAGTTTCGTACTTCTCCGCTTCTTGCGCGCGCTCCTGCATGCGTGTTTTCGTCGCTGCATACTTCTCTGAGCAGTTAGGACACGTTAGGTGTCGCTTACCATCACAAATTACATGAGCATTCCATAGATGCTTTTCATCTTCCATGTATCCCCATAACTCGAAGTAATTTCGGACTGCTGAGCGAGTACTGCAGTTGTGACATTTGTAATTTGCCATGATGTAAAGTCCTCCGTCTTTCTCTATTATCGCGCTTTCTCGTAGCTCGTTGCTACAGTGTCTAGTATACACTTCCTTTAAAGCGTTGTCAATAGGTTTTATGTTTAATTTAGACAAAATTGTGTCATGACGAAAAATCTGTTATACTTCTCTGCGGGGTCGGCGGACAGTCTGTGAAGCGCTTAGCGCGGAGGTGTCACGAAGGCCCCACAAGACAAAAATAATCCCGATGTTATCCAGCATCGGGATTACGGACGGATCGTTGCCTAGAATGGATGGTCCTCTAAGAACTTGTATTCTTGTGCTTCAGCGTCAAAGTACAGATGATAGCCTAGTTTGCACGCTTCCTCATGTGCGCGCTTGGTTGTTGCGTTTAGCTCGTTTACTAGATCCTGTATCTCTCCGCGCTTCCATCGCTTATCTGCTGAAAGCTGTTTCTGTACTCGTATATACAAACCAATCTCTGATCTGTACCGCAAACTGGAAATCTGCTGTGAGCGCTGATTACCAGCGCTCTATCGTGTAACTGGAGACGAGCGGATTATTTTTTAATAGATCCTCCGTTGCCTCTATCTCCGTATCGAGAATAAAAAAGCGAACTACATATTTTTTGTTTCCATAGTAGCTCGTTACTCCATCGTACGCGCTACTCTTCAACATTTTATGAATAATCTGTATATTCTCCTGTGCTAGTAACATATGGAAGAATACATCACGATACGCGCAACTGTCACCAAAATATGCTTCTACTGAATAAAGCTTCTTACCTGCTTTACGACGTTCTTTTATCTCCTCCTCTATCTCAGCTTGTGCTACTGTTATGTACTCGCTTGCTGTTTGCGCTTCATAGCGTTCTATATCAGGTAGGACTTGCTGTATCAAGTCCATCTGTTTCTGATGATATTCTCTATAGGCTGCGCGCTCCTCCTCTCCTTTTACCGTATACGCTCGTGAAAGATTATAAGCGATCATGCTTTCAAAGTCTCGTATAATCTCCATACAGGTAGTACGTTTAAATAAATCGTGTGATTTGTCCTTCTCAAGAGAGAGAAGGACAAACGAATATACCTTATACTCTGCATTGCTGTAACGCTGTTCCCATGTGTACTCATGTGCGTAAGGCAATATGAGATTGACGTACTTGTCAAGTATCTGCGCTTTCGTCATTGGAGCGCACTCTTGCTCGTTGTCCTCTGTTACGTCCTGATTGCGCTCCTCTTCCTGCGCGGACTCTACAGGCATACGATACACTAAAACAGACTCATCGAAGCTATCAAAACGATATCCGGTGATATTCCCGTTATCGTCAAGGATCATATTATCCTCGGCAAATGCCATGTACGCTTTATGATCGACGCGGAAAACGAATCCGCCCATGTCCTGATGTACAACACGCTCAATTTTCTTGAAGTAGCGTTTACCTGTTTTCTGATTCACTCGCTCAAAAAAGATCACTTTTGTCATTGTTTAATCCTCCGTTGTTTTGTGTTTGCGCTTTTCTTGATCTGTGTCTAGTATATACTTTCTTTAAAGCGTCGTCAAGTGTTTTTTAGACGAATATTGCGGAATTTGGAGAGGGATAAAAATATTCGTGTCATGACAAAAAAGACGGAGCGTAGGTTATACGCTCCGTCTGCTGAATATCAAGTTATTGTCTCCGTGTCCTCGTTTTTCGCGCGCTGTGGATAGGTTGTGTTATATCTATCGTCTCTGCTGAGATAGACGCTGCTACGCCCATTGTAGCGCGATTTTCAGCTAAGTTTGTTGTCCATTGCTCCGCTAACTCTGGAATATGTTTCCTGTATGCGCTCATATCCAGTACGTTAGCAGGCACAGCTACAGGAGTGTCAACGGACTCTATAGCAGAGTCCGCGCTCTCGTTTGTCGTCTCCTGCGCAGGAGCTTCTATTCCTCCGTTTGGATCGTCATCGGGGTCCGGCTGCTCGTCTTCAACTTCTGGATTCAGCATAGACCACGCTTTGTACTCTGGAGTCGCTTGTATTGCGCTCTCGACAAATCGAGACTTGTCCATCCCCGTAACTTTGCTGATATCATTCAGGAAGTCAAGCGTACGCTGTTCATAGGTACCCTGCCATTTCTGACGAATACGTCCATGCTCGTCTGCTTTTCCGCTTGCTGGCCTTCCTCGCTTTCCAGTATTCTCAGTAGCAGGAGCTTTCTTTTCTTTCGGCTGCGCGCGATTCATTGCTAGGAGGAATAAGGCTTGCAAGAAGTCTTTACTGACAGTTACCATTTCCTCTGTTTGCTCCTCCTGCGTTGTCTCGACTTGCGCAGCTTCTACGACGACAGGAGCGCTCTCGATTGTAGCAGGCAACAAAGCTTGCTCTGTCTGCTCAGATTCTACAATAGCAAGAGTGCTTTCAACTACCTGTACTTGCTCCTCTTGTGACTGTGTCGTCTCCTCCTCGACAATCGTGATTTTCTCAACATTAGACATAAACGATTTAATTTTTGGATCAACTATGATATTTTTTGCCTGAATCGGACGTGTCAAGTACAAACCTTCTAGAGATGTAGCACGCGACAATGCTACATAGCATTGTCCATGCGCGAACGTTGGGACAGATAAGTCAATCGCTACTGATTCGTACGTTTGACCTTGTGACTTATGCATTGTCATGACCCAGGCTAAACGTACTGGATACTGCGTAAATGAGGAGGTAACACGCTCCTCGATTTCTTTCGTTTTTTCGTTGTATTGATATGTGATTTCTTCCCACGTGTACCTATCAATTTTATGAACTTTATCACCTATTTTTACTTCAATGTGATTATCAAACAATCCCTCTATAATACCGACCGTACCGTTAATATACCTCTTGTCTGTATCGTTGTGAAGAAAGACTACTTGTGCGTCCTTCTTCAACTGTAACACTTCCTCTGTCGGAAAGTTGTTTTCTTTGATTGATCCGCTAATAGTTGCAATATATTCCTTCAACTCTCCAGGGAGTTGATTCAGCTTCCTCTGATTGATTTGGCTAACCTGTTTATTCGTTGCTGCTAAGGTAATCGTCCCTTCTTTCGGAGTTTCGATACCTTGTCGGGTGTTTAGCGTTGCGATATGGGCGGGTGTATGCGAACCCTCTCTAATCGCGTTCAACGCCTCTTTGAAAAGAGGATCTTTTTGACGGAAAACCTGTTCCAATTGATAAATCTTAAAGCTTGCTTGTTTCCAGACAAGCGCGTCAAAGAAGTACGCTGATTTGTACGTGGTGTCAAAGTATCCTGTCTGTTGTAGAGACGTTGATACTACTGGCGGAAGTTGGAATACATCCCCCACCATAATTAACTGAACTCCTCCGAACGCTTCGTCATTTTCGCGCGCATCCTGCAATCTCCAGTTGATAGCATCTAACATGTCTGCTCTCAACATGCTTATTTCGTCAATGATCAAGTATTGCAGACGCACCAACACAGTACGCAGCTTAGGATCGTCGTCTTGACTCAGCTTGTGTTTTTGCTGGAGTCCGAACGCCAATCTAAACATCGAATTGATAGTTGATCCGTGTACGTTAAGCGCGGCTATCCCGGTTGGGGCAACGGTCGCGCCCCTTTTCTTCGTGTGAGATTTGAAGTACTCAACTAGAACACTTTTTCCTGCTCCGGCTTTCCCGGTGATAAACATGTGCTCGTTGGTTTCATTCATGAGGTTGAAAATAGCTTGTTGCTCGTTGCTCAGTGTAATTTCTGCCATTGCTTTCCTGTCCTCTCTTTATGCGCTTTCATTTTTTTGTTCCGTATGTCAAGTATATACTTTCTTTAAAGTGTCGTCAATAGGTTTTGACACCAATTTTTGTCATGACATAAAATTCGTTGAAACTGGAATTGCTTTACATCGGAAAGTGTCTGGAGTCTTGACGATTGTTTAATGGGAGTGTATAGTAGACAGAGGTTAGTGAACACATCTCAATCACATGATGGAGGACAAACGAGGATGAATACAAGTGAAACATTATCAAGTAAGGCTGTTTATTATGCTCGTGTTAAGCGCGGTGCACAGTGGCTTGACTCTCAGTCTGACAAATGGTTTAGTCATGGCCTATCAGGTAAGATTTCTCAGTATGACATTACTGGATTGAAAGTCTGTATAGAGGAGCATTGCAACATCGATTTCACTGGAATTGACCTCATAGAATACGGCTTTGCTCCGTCTGCTCAGCGTTCACAGCAAGAGGATTTAAGCTTGTACTATACGTGGCTGCAAATTATCGGACTACGTGAGATAGAAACAGCCGCAGCGTATGAAAAAGAACACAGTTCCTCTTCTTATGTCTATCGTATGAAGCTTGCTGAAATCCGTAAAAATCCCGAATTACGGGAATATCTGAAACAAGGAGAGTAAAAAATCAGTGATCGATTAGGGAAAGTTGCAATTGTCGGAGATGACGAATTGATCATATCAAGGGAAGAGTACAACGTGTTGGCTACAGACATAGCCTTGATAGCAATCAAATTTCTGTCATGACACAATAACGGCAAGCAAGCGGTATTCCTGCGGAGGAGCTAGCGAACAATTAGCTCCTCCTTTTTGTTGATCATAGTTTAATTGAATGCTATAATTGACAAAGATAATTAGTCGAAAGGATACGGAGTTGATTACCTATTGCAGATGTAAAAATCCTGTCATTGTCGCGCCAGATCCGCCACGAATCCATTGTTTGTTGTGTGGTAAAATCTTTCTCCCTCGTTCTGATAGATCAGAGGTTAAGGAGCGCACTACAGGAGCATTGAAAGCGTATGATGCTAGGGACAGAGACGATGAAACACCTGTCCTAGTTTAATCAAGATTGCGTGGAGTGTAGCGACTCCGCGCGTTATTCATTACGGAGGATACATGAAGACGGAGACGAGATTTTTAATGCTGTCTGCGGAGTTGTTGACACTTGCCAACTTCGCAGAGCAGACAGCGCCGGACCTGGGACATAACGAAGAGTGGAAGGAGCGCTATCATACATTACAGATGCGGGCCTATGAGTTGCATATTCAGCAATTTGTAAAGTCTTACGATAGTCTCTTGCAAGCGTTATCAGAGATGCAAATATCAGCTAATGCAGATTACGCTTGTACAGAGTATGATTATAAAGGTAATAAACATATTGCAAAGGTTATACCGACAAAAGGCAATTACACGCTATCAGTTGCACTAGACGGTATAAAACCTCATTTCATACGATCCTTTGACGAGATTGCTGATATCATTGAATTTATGTTCTTTTCTCTCCATATTCGTCCTCTCATATGGAAAACTGGAGAATAGTTACACAGGAGACGGAGCACGCATACTATGCTCCGTCTCCAGACAGGAGTTACACATGTCACTATGGGGATATGTCAGTATCGGGATGATGATTGCTGGTACTGGATTAGCTATCTTTGCTTTCCTTATGCGCTACTCGATAGAGATTGAAGTCAGACAAACGCCAATTCCGCCGATGCCTAGTACGTGGCTGAGAAAGGAGGACTTGAAAGAAATAGAAGAAATGATCAGTTTGTTGTAACAGATCATACACTTGACATCATGTAAGGACATGTTATAATGGTGTCAAGAGGGATTGGCATACAAATAGATATCCGCTCCGATGGATAGAGGCTTTTTCCTGTCCTCCCCCTCTAGTCCGTTTCGGAGCGGATATCATTTTACCGTTTTGTGTCATGACAATAAATAGCAAGTGAGCACATGAATAGAAATACTGTTCCACTCATAGAAGACTTTGGTAATCCTCGATTTGATAGAGTACCTATCTCTGCACTCCTCAAACATCCTCAGAATTACAAGAAACATCCTCCTGAGCAGCTTACTAAGCTAAAAGCGTCGTTACTCCGATTCGGACAAGTCAAGCCTGTAGTAGTCCAGAAAGTAGCAGGAGCGGAGCAATACTTAATCCTGGCTGGACACGGTGTTACACAAGCTGCGATGGAATTGATTGCTGAGTATCCACATAATGAGCGTGTACAGATGTGGCGCGACTCCTTCGCTATCGTGATCGTCCCGTCTACCTGGACAGCAGAGGACGCGGCGGGATATCTTGTAGCAGACAACAAAATAGCGGAGCTGGCAGAGGATGACGAGCTTTTACTAGCTGCGTTATTGGAGGAGCAAAGGAGCAGCGGCGCGGACCTCGCAAGTGTCGGATATAGTGAGCAGGAGTTAGACGAACTGTTAGAAAGACTTGCAGAGGAAGAATTAAACTTCGCTCCTGGTAATATAGACGATCAATCCTCCATTGATCAAAAATCCCCTGTCCATTGTCCTAAATGCGGCGCGGAGTTCGTACCATGAAATCATCTCTCAAGAATGTTAACTTAAAGATTGATTGGGCGTCCTATCAGGCCGCAGAGTACGCTTGTAAACACTGGTATTACAATCCGACTATTCCGCGCGCAGGACTGGTAAAAATTGGAGCATGGGAAGATGGGAAGCTCGTAGGAGTCCTGATATTCAGCAAGGGCGCAAACAACAATCTAGGCAAACCTTATGGATTGACACATACTGAATGCTGCGAACTAACACGACTTGCTTTTACCTCGCACAAGTCACCGATGACGCGCATACTCCGCATAGCTATCAATAACTTCCTCTTGAAAAAATGTCCTAATATCCGTCTGATCATTACCTATAGTGATAAAGAGTATCATCATGGTGGCATCTATCAAGCTGCTAACTGGTATTTTTTAGGGGAGACAGGAGGAGACGATGATTATATTTATCGCGGGAGACGTTATCACGGACGCGCGTTCCGCTCAACGTTCGGACACATCGGCAAATATCGAGATGAAATAGAGATTGTTAAGAGCGGATCGAAATACAGATATGCGCTACCTCTTGACGAAGAAATGAAAGAGCTTATAATGAGCATGGCGAAATCGTATCCTAAACGCGCTATTGGTGTCAACGGTAACACATCTGCTATCCAGGCAGAGGACAGCGGTTCAACTCCGACTATAGCGCTCCTCTCCTCTAATGCTCAATCCATCATCGAAACTTTTGCTATTCCTCCGCAGCTTATAGGCGCTATATCAGATAATCCTGTTACTAATGAAAAGGATCAATAGATGAGTTATGTTATAAGTCGCGCTTCTCTTGAAGACTCTATTTTCTACCTAACAACCTCTTGTATGCAGGAGGATACCGCTATTGTCGATTTGCACGCCCAGGACGGAGATAACATTCTCCCATTCATTACAGCTTGTGATGAATCACAATCATTTGTCCTTTTAAATGCGTCTGTAGAGGCACACAGGCGCTATGCAGAGGATAAACGTGTAGAGATACTGGATACCGACCTTATGACGTGCTATCCGCAGTATAAGGCGTCTGTAACGCTATCTCTATTCGGTTTCTGCAATCTGCCTATTCCAGCAAAGTATATGCTTGCTGAAAAAGCTTACAAACAGACTGAGATAGGCGGGGCGCTCATCATTGTGGATAAGATCCATAGTCCATCATCGTCGGTCAATTCAGCGATGCAACAAGCATTTTTGAGCATTCCTAATGCTGCTTCTGTCATTACACAAGTAGATCCTATAACAGCGAAGCAGACTGAGATATTTCTAGCCTGCGCTGGATTTCGAGAGATTGACTGTTTCTACAGGAGTCTCGACGTAGCTGGATTCATAGCGATCAAAGGAGCGTAGTGTATGGAACGTGAGTTCAAAGTACTAGGCAGTACGCTATGGTGGAAGTGTACAGGCTGCGGACGTTACGTCCACTATACGCGCCCATCAATGAGGAATGCAGGTATTGATCGTCGCTGCTCTCAAGAGTGCAATCTACGACACTGTGTTACCTGGGAGTCTAGATACTACGCAACTAACGAAGCCAGAGTTTATACATACAATCCGCGCACGTGTGATTATAAGCAACTTCCGCTTATAGCACGTCTGTAGGGAGATGAGCACATGAGGAAGGTCATAGCATTGATAGCGCTCCTGTTTGTTCTGGCTGGCTGCGCAGGCTATATTGACAAGTCCCAACCCTGGCGCGATGCTAGCGGACAATTGCATAACAAGTACACGTGTTGGATGGAAACGTCAACCATCTACAGCACTATCAGAACAGGTAAGACATCATCAATTACTGTCCCACACATCTATACCTATAGAGCATGTGAGTACGAATAGGAGGAAACGATGCTATATATCTGTCGAGACTGCGGCGCATGGCAATTCTTGAATCATGTCTCATTGACTCCAGTAGCAGCAGTCAACTATGTCCATGTCTGTCCTGATTGCGCGTCTGATATGGACAGTTACAGAGCAGACGAGAAACTGAAGTTCATCACTCCGAAACGAGCGAGGAAATCAGCAGATGACGACAAACGCCAACGATCCGAACAACGAGACGAATAAAGCTCACGCTGCATTCGTCAAATATTGCGGACTCGGCCCGGATCGATCCTTAGCGAAGCTTGCCGCAGAGATGGGCAAGCCTGGGAGTACGCGCACTTTTGAGGAGTGGTCTAGAAAGTTCAATTGGCAAAAGCGCGCGCGCGAGTACGACGCTGAAATCTTACAGAAGGAAGCAGACGAGAAAGAGCGCAAACGGCAAAAAGAAATTGATCGTATGAATGAACGTCATGCGCTCATAGGGACAACACAACAAAATAAAGCCATCAAGCAGATAGAGAAGCTTATAGACGCTGAAAAGTTCGGTAGTCTCGCGTCTGTTCAGCTTCTTAAATTGGCTATCGAGGTTGAACGCGGAGCGCGCGAATTACCGGATCAAAAAATAGAAATTGCTGGAAAAGACGGAGGACCGATAGTCATAAAAACTACCTGGGGTACTCCGAAAGTAGAAAGGAACAAGGACGAATGAGTTATTCAGCAGCATGGAATGTAATAGTAGGAAAGCCTAGTAAGATCACTTACAACGTCAATGGTTCTCAATATGAGGTTGAACTAGACGACGTTGAGGTTACTGTAGGATTCGGCGGACCTACAAAGATCGTCGCGCGGACCTACAACAATCTCAAGTTAGTACAGCCAGAGGAGAAGAAAAAAGAATCCTATCCGAATAACTGTAGCGTATGCAGACGCAACGCGAGTCTAGGCACGAAGTCCGTTGAAATGCATCCTATGGGCTGTTTTGAAGACAATAGCAAGCTCTGTCTACAGCATTATGCAGAGTTCGCAGCCTACTTGAAGAAGATCGGTGTACTTCCACCATGCGAGACGGACAAGAAATAATAGGGATAAAGGTTACCTATTCCATGAGCTACAGTCTACTAGACAACGCAAAAGTCAAAATACCTTCTAAACTGCACGAAGTATTAGCGTATCTAAAGACGTGTTTCCTGATAGGTCCGCGCGCTACGCTCAACATTATCAAGGCAGTGTACAAACTGCGTACGCAAGGTGTGAGCTTGTTCCTACTCGACACGCACAAGCTAGCAGACGAGATAGAGGAGGATGATTTATTGTCATGACAGATAATAGCAGAATGATCAGAGTCAAGATTCTCTATGACGGAGAAGGACCGGGCCATACTGCGCGCATAGTAGACGCTGAGACAGGAGAGCTAATCAGCGGAGCGTTTCGAGCGGAGATAGACGCTACAGGTGTTCCTATGGCGACGATTTACGCCTATATGCCTATCATCGATGTCACGACTAACGCGCGTCTCATTTACGTCTGCGCGGACTGTAGGAGAGCATTTCGAGAGCAGGAGATTCGAGATCTATCAGACGAGAATTTCATGCAGGAATATCTAGCAGATTTCAGAGAATAAATGTCATGACAGAAAATAAAGATAAACAAGACGAGAAACCTGTATACAAACCAAACAGAGCACAGCGACGACGCAAGAAGGAACAGCCGCGACTCCTGACCATCATCTATAAGTGTGGACGCTGCGGACTGCGCTACCTTGCTCCTACTGAAAAGCGCTGTCAGTGTCCAGTACCGAAGCCAGGAAGAAAAGGAGATATGCATTATGCCTAATCCAATGATAGAGCACATAAAAACGTCTGATAGTCCAGTTGCGCGACAGGTGCGCAACTGGCTTGCTGAGAATAGGCCAGAACTGAGCATTGATAAAGCGCTCTCCTGTAGTCTCGCAAGAGATACGGAAGATACCGGACACACTACGAAGGATGTAGGTAACATTTTAGGAGAAGAGTGGGAAAAACACAGAGCACTCAACACTGGTACTTGTACGCTTGTTTTCTTCAAAGGTGTATGGAAGCAGGACGAAGGTACAACGCTTGTCGCAGCACAGGGAGGGATGGAAGTTCTAGTTATCCCTATTTCCTTTCCGGGAGATTAGATGTCAGATAATCTCATCGACTTTCTACAATCGGACTATGTACAGGCTTTCCAGATTCGGGAATGGCTAGCGAAGCACAGGCCGGATCTAAACATAGAGGATGTAACACGCATAGCTCTATCTATCGAAATGGGATGTAGTAAGTGGAAAACTTCCATTTACCTTCCTGAATTTCAGGACCGAAGAATAGGCGCGGCTATCCTCGATTTCAAGATATCAGAGTACGGACATGAGCTTGTTTACATCCCACTAACAAGATTAGGAATCTAAAATTATGACAGGATCTAACGACGAATACCGAATTAAGATAACACTTGAGTTGTCAGACGAGGACCGCGCAATACTTAACTTTCTCCGCTCCGCAAAGATTCCAGCGTCCTATCTCGTCTCGTCTCCTCCTGCATTCATCACTACGAAATATCCTGCTACTCTTGAACAAATGCGCGCATGGAATGAGGAGATTAAAAAGCAGCATGCAGAATCATTTAGCAGTCAACTAGAACGCGAAACGCACGAACGCGCTACAGCAGGACAGGATTAGCAGATATGGCTGTGTATGAAGTTGAGCTATATTGTCCGCACGAGGGACAGATAGTTTTTCACGAATGCACAGCTCGATTTATCTGTATGAACTGCGGTAGACGATTCGGAAAGACGATAGCCGCAGCCAATGAAGTATGTAAATTTGCCTGTGAACATGAAAATACACTCTCTTGGTGGGTGGCACCGACCTACAGACAGGCTAGGATAGCCTACAGGCAAATGAAAAAGGCGCTAGCAGCTCTTACAATTCGCAGTAGTGACGCTGAACTGAGAATAGAGCTTATCAACGGATCTGTAATCGAGTGTAGGAGCGCGGATAATCCCGATAACTTGCGCGGAGAAGGATTACATATGCTCGTTGTCGAGGAGGCTGCTATGCTTCCTGCTAAGACATGGTATGAAATCCTTAGACCTATGCTCAGCGATACAAACGGACGTGCGGTCTTTATCTCAACTCCTAAAGGTAGAAACTGGTTTTATGAAATATTCCAGCGTGGTCTAGATCCGCTCCGTACAGAATACGCGTCGTTTACTTTCCCTACTTCCGTTAATCCCTATGTACCCGCAGAAGAGATAGAGAACGCGCGTCAGGACTTACCAGAAGACACATTTAGACAAGAATACCTTGCAGAATTTTTAGAGGAGTCCGCAGGTGTCTTTAGAGGCATCGATGCATGTATCTACGGGGAATACATAGCAGAGGAGCCACAACCAGGACATCAGTATTTCATGGGTTGGGACGTTGCAAAGTATCACGACTTTAGTGTCATGACAGTTATTGATGCATTCACAAATCGCGTCGTGTACTTCTATCGCACCAATCAGACGAGCTATGAAGTCCAGATTAAGAAAGCAGCAGAAATAGCGAATCGTTATAACGCCTATGTGCTGCAAGATGTTACAGGCGTTGGCGATCCTATCCTTGAGAGCTTAAAAGCGCTTGTAGGGGCCGATGGTTACTTATTTACCAATGCGTCTAAGAAGATCCTTGTAGAGCATTTACAGTTAGCTTTCCAGCATCGCACTATATCCATTCCCAACATTGCTGTGCTCATTGCAGAATTACGCGTGTTTGAATATAAGTTCAATCCAGTAACACGCGTCGTCACCTATGGCGCTCCTGACAATGCACATGACGATTGTGTAATCAGTCTCGCACTCGCATACTTTGCGGCTGCGCGTCCTCATGTGCCACTGCAAGGAGACAACGGAGACGAGACAGTTATTGAAGTGCCAACAATTGAGGAGATAGCTAGCTACGATCCGTTTGAATGGGCTGACTCACATAATTCATGGAGTAATGAATACTAATGTCTCTAATTATCTTAATTCTCATACTTGCTTGCTGGAATGCTCATCTTTTTAATGATGCATTAGGAACATTTTTGATTGTTTTATGGATGCTTATATGTATATGTTCAAACAGGAGCATAAACAATGAAACATAAACAAAAGCTTCCTAGTGCTATTATCTGCTGTTTCGCGTTGGCGATCCTGACGCTGATTATTGAGGAGTAGTATGGAGAGCAGACTTATACACGGAGAAGCACTAGACGAACTGCGCAAACTTGATAGCAATAGCGTTGATGCTATTATTTGCGATCCTCCTGCGGGTATTTCGTTTATGGGTAAAGAGTGGGACAATCCTAACTATTTTCCACTTAGAGAGCGCAAGAACGGACAAAATAGCACTTTCGGTAAATCAATGACAAATGGTCCTGAATGGAGCTACAGCAAGAAAGCGCGCGATACCTTCATAGCATTCCTATCTGAAATCATGCACGAAGCATTACGCGTCCTCAAGCCAGGAGGTCACGCGCTCGTCTGGAGTATACCGCGTACATCGCATTGGACAGCAACGGCATTAGAGGATGCTGGATTTGAGATAAGAGACTCCATAGCACATGTGTTCTCACAAGGCTTTCCTAAATCTCTAGACATTTATAAAGCAGCCAGTAAAGCCGGTTTATGTTGCACTTGCCAAATATATGATGTACAATATCCCCAAACAAAGGAAGAGGTATATCATGGCAAAGAAGACACTCCCAACGACAAAGATATGCAAGATTTGCAATCAAGAATGGACTCCGAAAACTCGCTTTCAGGCTGCGAGAAATCAGACATGCAGTCCAGCATGCAATCAGCAATTAGTAAGTCAAACGAAAAAGAGCAAACCGTTAACTATGCTCGTCTGCCTGAATTGCGGTCAAGAATTCAGACCGAAAAGTCATACATCATTGAAGAAAGCCAAGTTTTGCAATCAAGCATGCAACGCTCAATACAGGACGAAAGATCCGGCGTATGTGGAACATTTGAAGCAAATAGCCCCAACTGGACGGGCGGGCTGGTCGGAAGAGACGAAGCAAGCGTACAGCCTCAAGAACATGGAAGAGAACAATCGAGCATGGAAGGGTGGTGTAATGCTCAAGAGGACACACGGCAATTATCAGGGAGTGACGTATGTGAGATGTCCACAGGAGTATCTACTAATGGCGCGCAAGGATGGTTATGTAATGGAGCATCGGCTAGTGATGGCTCAACACATGGGGAGATGCTTAACAAGGGAAGAAGTAGTACATCACATAGATCACAATCCGAGCAACAATCACATCAGCAACTTGCAACTATTCCCGAACAACGCAGCGCACAAACGTGCGGAAGGTGCGGAAAAGCGATTATTCAAGCAGGAATAGGTACTGCGCTCAAGCCAGCACATGAAACATGGTGGCTTTGTCGCAAACCTATCGAGGAGGACTCGATTGCTGCGAATGTGCTTGAATGGGGCGTCGGAGCGCTCAATATCGACGCAACGAGGATAGGAACGGACGAAGATACAACACGTCCGACAAGTAAAGATGGTATGGGATATCATAAAGGATCTTACAGAGAGAAAACAGGAGGACACGATCAAGGAAGATGGCCTTCAAATCTCCTCCTCTCTCACACGCTCCTATGCAACGAGGAGGACGGATGCGCGGAGGATTGTCCAGTTGCGGAGATGGATCGACAGAGCGGAGCTAGCAAGAGCACAGACAGGCCCAGGAATAATAATCCTCATACTCCTAACGCCTACGGTAGTTTTAATGGGCGCGTTACACATGGACACAACGATCAAGGCGGCGCGTCTCGCTACTTCCAACAATTCTACTACTGCGCAAAAGCTAGCAGGAGAGAACGTAATGCAGGATGCGAGGAATTAGCGGAGATTGAAACCTCTCAAATTACCAATAGGAAGCCGGGAAGTATTGGACTCGTTGGCAATCCAGATAATAAAGGACAGACAGGGAATCCATATGCTAGCACGTCCGGGGCTGCTCGTAATAACCATCATCCAACCGTAAAACCTGTAGCGTTGCTTAGATATTTCGTCAGGATGATTACACCTCCTGATGGTATTGTACTCGATTGTTTCGGAGGATCGGGCACGACTGCACTAGCATGCATTGCTGAGCACAAACGCTATATCCTCATTGAACGAGAAGAAGAGTACATAGAGATTGCACGCGCCAGGATCAACTATGCTCTAAAGTCTGCTTGTCTAGAGTCGAATCAGAATCACTAGTCTTAACTTTTTATCGCGCGCTCTACCGTTGAACTACAAACAGAGTGGGGCGAAAGGAATCGAACCATTGACCTCTCAACATAAAAGATGAGCGCTCTACCTCTGAGCTACTGCCCCGTTGCGACGGTGAGATTTGAACTCACGTTCTCAGGATCATGAGTCCTGCGGGGGAAACCTGACTCCCCTACGCCGCAATGTTGAGTATAACATATGTATCAATAAATGTCATGGCAAAAATGCTTGCATATCTTGCATTGCTGTGCTATAGTTTATCTTGTACGTACAACATGATGTCATGGTGAAAATAAGTGAGCTTAAAACAGAGGATTGACGCATTTCTACATCCTGAGCGAGTTAAAATCAATCCAGCGTATTCTGGATTGATTCAGTATAGTGACCAACCGAAAGCGGTTACTATGCCAAAAAACTACAAAGCATACGCGAAAGAAGGATATAGAGGCAACGATACAGCATTCAAGTGTATTAGTTATATCGCTCGTAACGGCTCCGCTATCCCCCCTGTCCTCTACACTGATCATACAAAACAGAAGAAAATTGAGAAACATCCTCTGCTTGACAAGCTTGATAAGCCGAACTCCGAACAGTCTGGAGTAGCCTATAGAGAGGCTGCACTAGCCTATAAGCTCCTGAGTGGTAACTCCTATCAGTACGCAATCAGAAAAGGCAAGATAGGCGCTCCTGATGAACTATGGGTACTCCGTCCTGACCTCGTTTCAATCATGCCATCGAAAACGCGCGGTATCGTTGGCTATGAATACGAATATTTCGAGACTCCTATTCCTCCTGAGAATATTGGACACACAAAATACTGGAATCCTGACAACGATCTTTACGGCTTATCTCCGATCGAGGTAGGCGCTGTGCTTATTGATCAACAGAAAGCCGCTAAGTTGTGGAATCTCGCTCTCCTGCAAAATAGCGCGCGTCCTCCTGGCGCGTGGACTGTTCCCACAGCCTTATCAAAAAACGATAGAGAGAGACTAGAGGGGCGATTAAAAGAGAAGTTACAAGGCTATCGTAATGCTGGTACTCCTCCGGTGTTAGACGCGGGTTTGAAGTGGGAATCTATGGGCCTTCCTCCGGCCCAACTCGACTATCTGACAGGCATGCAGTACAACGCAGCGATGATAGCCAACTTATTTAACATTCCACCTCAGATTATAGGCGATAACTCCGCAACAACTTATAACAACATGCAGCAAGCAAAAGCAGCATCATACACTGAGGCAATATTTCCAGAATTAGACGATCTATACGCTATGTGGAATGTATGGCTTGTTCCTATGTATCCAGATTTATCAGGAGCATATTTGTACTATGATAAAGAAAGTGTAGAAGTAGTACAACAGATGATACAGGAACAAAAAGACGCACAAATACAACGCGCTACGGACCTATGGAATAGCGGACAATGCACACTTAACGAAGCGCGCGTACTGTCTGGACTGCCAGAAGTCGAGTATGGAGATCTTTACAAGTTCGGTGATGTGCTCGTACCTGCGGAAAGTATGAAGATTTACGCATTACAGAGCTTGGCAGAGCCAGCCGCGCCACCTCTACCAATTAACGAACCGCTAAGCATTCAGCAGAGTCAGGACAACAACAACGAGCAGGAGGAGCAAGCGCAAGCGGAGAAGAAAGCACTTGAAATCCTCGCGTTGGCAGCTCTCGATAATGATGATAAAGAAGCTTTCAATACTGCAATGCAAGGATTAGGACTGTTTAAGGAGTACGAGCGTCCTACCATTGTGGATAGTGTTCATGACGAGCGGACAAGTAGACAGAAGGATTACAGCGATTTCAAACGGAGATTAGAAAATGCTCTTACAGCATAAAAACGTTACATTCAGCGTTAAGGCTATTGACGATGAACAGGGATTAATAGAGGCATATGGAAGCGTCTTCAATGTGAATGATGAGGGAGACGACATCGTTAGGCCAGGAGCATTTAAACGCACTATCCAGAATAGCAAGGCACGTGTACAGGCCGGGAAAGCTAAATTTCTGGCTGCTATGTTATGGCAGCACGACGCTAACCAACCTATAGGCGGCTGGTACGACTTGCGCGAAGACTCACACGGTCTACTCTGCAAGGGAAAGATCATTCTGACCACGCAGTTAGGACGCGATGTATACGAGCTAATCAAGGCTGGCGTTATCGATCAATTCAGTATTGGCTATGACATCATGAGTGGTGGAGCACACTATGATAGTAAAACAGGCTATAGAGAACTAACAGAATTACGATTATGGGAGATTAGTCCGGTTACTTTCGCTATGAATCAGGAAGCGTTACTAATAGGTGTAAAAGCGATGGAATACAAATCTGTTTGTGGGAACACATCCGGGCCTATCGGACCTCGTGAGGAAAAATGGGACGGAGCAGCCGCTAAACGCTGGATATGGAGTCAAGCGACTGATAGCGATGGTAACGTCAAGTCAGAAGTCGCACGAAAGTATTTTATGCGGATAGACGGAGATCCTAGCGAGAAAGGATCATATAGTTATCCTTTCTGGACAAATGGTCATATCTCCGTAGGTGGCGTCAAGGCTGTCGCTAATGCACTAAGCGGAGCGAGAAACGCTGATCCGGACGGAGACTCCGCAGGTATGAGACGCAAAGTTGAACATTTATACTCACGCATCAATTCAAAGTATCCCGATGCTACTCCGCTTACTCCTCCCTGGAAATCTGACGACGGTAAATCTGTCATGACAGAAATTCAGCATAAGGATTTCAACGATCATTACCGTCAAGAGGCTATAGAAGACTGGCTTTACTACGAATTTAATAACCTTGTCTGCGCGCTCAAATATAGCTTGATTGATGCTTTCCTCGTAGATGATCAGCCAGAAGAAGACATTATTACAACGATCCTGCATGACGGAGACACCAACAAACAAGGATTTATCAGCGCTCTCGAATCCTGGGTAGCGCGCGGTGTCCAGTTGGATGCATCTTCCTATTTGCAGGAGACATTAGAAGCGCATGGTATTACAGGCACGTCTAACGCTGGATACTATGCCATGAGCAGAGGTATCGAAATGGAAACAAAAGCCGGACGTGCTATCAGCGCGGCAAACATGAGCAAAGTACAGGCCCACATAGACAATATGAAAGCTATGGCTCAAAAAGCTATGGACATGTCCGCAGCTCATCATAAAGCTATGCAGGAGCATCATAAATCAATGAGCGCCGCAGCCGATGACCTTGCAACTGTTCTGCAAGGTAGTGAAGCGGCCTATGGGACCGATTCAGGTACACCGGAGGATGGACAGCAAGAGGGTAAATCAGCCACCCCGTACGCTAGTACACGTGGTTCGTCTGCGCACTCGTCTAGCGACACTGCGCCGAACGAAGAAGAAATAGCCGCAGCGTTGGCACAACTCCGGGCTTTACGTAGTTAATTACTTGTATTAACAAGAGGATATCAGAACATGCCAACTTTAACGGATATCATCAACGAGGTAAATACCTTGACTCATGACCTCCGTTCACGTGTCGAGGACATTGATCGTGAACAAAAACGCATGAGAGAGGATTTGACCTCGAAAACTGGCGCGATGCCTGCGGAATACAAAAGCGCGATTGACAAGCTCAACGAGCAAATCAACACGCTTACCGACCGCGTAGAGGCTGCGCGCGTAGAGGCTGCGCGTCCTCCAATGGCACAGGAGAAAAAAGACTCCGCAGCCAGGAGAGCATTCTTGAAAGCAATGCGCAAAAAAGGCGATTTGTCTCTGCTGACTTCAGAAGAGAAATCGCATATTGTCTATGATTATATGCCTCAAGAATCAAAAGCTCTCTTCGCTGGAGACGCCACTACTGGTGGCTTCTTCGCTAGTGTCGATTTCATGGATGAGCTTCTCGCCTATCGCTTGCTCATCTCTCCAATGAGAAAGATTTGCAGGATTCAGAAAACGTCAGGCGAAAAAGTCCAGATGCCTAGCTTGCAAAACGACACTAACGCTTATTGGGCGACTGAGCAAGCATCTTTCAACAACTCCAATGATCCAACGCTCGGAATGATCAACATTCCTGTCCACGAGTTGAGAGGTCTGTTGAAAATCTCTCAGCAGAACTTAGAGGACTCGCTCTTTAATCTGGAGGACTTCATTCGAGAGCGTTTGACCATGAAATTCGCGCAGACGGAAGGGACCGCATTTATTAACGGATCGGGCAACGGACAACCGCGAGGTCTGCTTTCCTACAACATCAAAGCAAGTGCGTCCTACACAGGTGGTAGCGCTGGTAAAAACAACGTCATCGATGCTATACCGTACGTTGCGAGTGGTCAGGCTAGCACCATCACAGCCGACAGCGTGTTGAACGTCTTTATGGATCTTAAATCTGCGTATGCACCTATGGCAACGTGGATTTTTACACGCGCGACTTTGAATCAGATCCGCTTGTTTAAGGACTCTCAGCAGCGTCCACTCTGGCAACCGTTCGCAGCCGGTAATCTTCCTGCTACCATCTACGACCGACCTTATGTTGAAATGCCTGATATGCCGGAAATCGCAGCGAACGCGTATCCTATTGCGGTCGGTGACTTCTCCAATTACATGATTGTTGATCGAATTACGCTCAACATTCAGCAGCTCAACGAATTGTTTGCTGTTCAAGGATTGGTCGGTTACATAGCTCGTATGCGCTTAGGTGGTGATGTACTTCTTCCTGAATCTTTCCGACTCCTGAAAGTCGCCACGAGCTAAAAACATCTAACACATTTCTGTCATGACATAAATTTAATTATTGTCATGACAATAAAGGAGATAGATAGACTATGAGGGACAATGTATCAAAGCTCGGAACCTGCTACACAGGTTTGGGAGCTTTGCCAGTGTTCAAGACTACGCAGACAAGCGCTAGTGTTGATTTAGCGCCTTATAACGCTGCTACTGTTTATATTGTTGCTGGCACGTGGACGGACGGAACGCACACTTTTCAGATCCAGGAATCCAGTGATAACAGCACCTTTACCGCTGTCAATTCTACCGACCTTGTCGCGTGGTCTGCTACGAGTGCAACAAATTTCTATCCAGCGAAACAAGGTAACGCGCAGCCTACCGCGATTTCTAGCGCAGCAACCGCTGTTAATCAGCGTATCGGCTATATTGGCGGCATGCGATACTTACGCGTGGTAACGACCGTTACAGGCTCTCCTGTCACTGGCGCGGCCTATGATGTGTTTATCATTACTGGCGAACCTCGCGTACTGCCAGCTAGTGTATAAGGACAACGAGAGGATAGTACATGAGTAGCGCGTTTAAAGTGATCACTCCAGTCTCGACAGAGCCAATAGCGTTAGCAGACGCTAAAGCTTACTTGCGTGTGGACTTCACCGACGAAGACACGCTAATAAGCGAGATAATCACGCGTGCGCGCTCCTATATCGAGACAGTGACTCATAGAGCGTTAGCTACTCAGACTATCCAATGTATATACACTATTGAGCGTCCTACAGGTGGCGAACTTTCTGGACCTGTTAACGAAGGTCCTAACTGGTATCAATATCAGGAGCAGCTAGGCGCTAATCCTTTTGGTGCAGCTCAATTCTACTTCGATCTACCAATGCCGCCATATCAGGATGGTCAGACTCCGACAGTAGAAACACGTACAACAGTATTCGACGCATGGACAACCTTTACAAACGGATTGTACACAATAGACGACGTGCAAGAACCTGCGCGAATCTACTTTCAAGATCCTGTTACCGCGAATCAATGGCGATTTACTTATGTAGCAGGATATAACGTTTCATATCCCATTCCACCTGATTTATTACAACCAATGTATGAGCTTATTAGCTATTGGTACAACTATCGAGAAGCGCCAGCGTTACCACATGCTTTAATGGATAAGTTGCTAGCGAAGAAAGTTGATTGGATATGAGCGGAACAATTAACGTACTGAATACAGCAGGTACTATAGTTGGTTCCGGTCCTTTTAACCGACGAATTACCATTCAACAGTTAGTACATACAGGTCAAAAGGATGGTATCGGAGGAGAAAACAAGGACTATCAAGATCTAATCACGACTTGGGCGCATATAGAGCCGTACATGCGACCTAGCTCAGCGGCAGCGATGGAAGCGTTTAGGGATGATCAGATGTACGCTACACGCTATATCCTGATACTGATACGTTACCGTCCTACGCTCAATATCGCTCCTGGAATGCAAGTTTTGTACGGAGTGCAAAAGTATAGAATTCGTCAAGTAGACGTGCCAGCAGAAGCGCGTACCACTATTACGCTACTTTGCGAGGAATTACAAGCACAAGGATCGTTACATTAATGCCAATTACAACGCCACATACAGCGATACCGGACTTGCAAACGCAAGTGTACAACACACTTATAGCGAATAGCACATTTATGAGTCTTGTTACTGGATTATTCGATCCAGCACCAGAAGGTCAGGCATTCCCGTATGTGACATTCGGAGAGCATATAGAGCGTAATTGGTATAAGTTACAGAAAACAGATAAACAAGTACGTTTCATGTTTCATGTCTGGAGTCAACAGAATGGATATCTGGAAGCGTACAACATTGTGGATACGATAACGGGCATTGTAGAAACTTTTACATTTACGTTAACGCATTTCGATCAAGTACCGAACGGCTTTCTATTCGAGGAAACTGTGAAGCAGCCATCACCGGATGGAGGTATTACCAGACACTTGACCGCTACGTACAACGTCTATTTGAGCGCTAAGTAAGGATTTACTGTCATGACAGGAGAGCAAGAACAGGATTTAACCGACAAAATGACACGGATAGGCTATCCAGCCTATGACGTGCTACCTGGAGAAGAAGACGTGTTAATGCTGCATGTACAGGAGCATCTTATCGGCGGCGCTCTGTACGCTCTGTCTCTACCTGATGAGCAATTAAAAGCGCTCGTTGACGAGACAGTAAATCAAGGACAGTAATGGGAGCGACGATCCGCGTAATTGTCGATGCGCAGCAAGCGCTAGAGAGTCTGGATAAAGCTAGTACGAAGATACCTGAAAATCTGAAGAGGCAACTAGGCAAGCTAGCAGACGACAGTAAAAAAGCATGGCAAGAAGGAACGCCAGAAGGGAAGACAAAACGACTACGCGGAGGAGAAGAAGCGGAAGTAACAGATTTATCTATAAATTTTATAAATGAGGTTTATTACTATAAATTTGTGGATGACGGGCATTACACTCCGCGCGGCTGGCATACAAAACATGGATACAGACCAGCAAAAAGACGTTCTTTCGTTGAAGGTCGGGAAATGACGAAGAAAGCGACGGAGTTTATAGAAGGTCATGCAGATCCGTACCTTTCCGACATTTTAGATTTTTAGTTGTACTGACATCAGTACATAAGGAGATTATCAATCATGGCAGCTTTCGCGGGTATTGGTGCTAGTGCCAGCGCGTCGAGTGTTGTTATTAATGAAGCGTCAAAATGGACGCTTTCAATGAAAAATGCGACAAAAGACGCTACGCCATTCGGAGCTACAGGAAATTGGGCGGTGAATGTTCCGACTATTAATAGCTGGACTGCTAAAATTACCGCTTTTATCGATAGCGCAGACACGGAGCAGGTAACACTGTTCAATGCGCTCGGTACGACTGTACCTATCACGCTCACTGTCGGTAATACACATGCATTTAGCGGTAGTGCGATCCTTAGCGGAATTGATCCGAACGTTGACGCACAAAATGTGGAAACTGTTGATCTGAGCTTCACAGGGACCGGCGCGGTAACGTACGCATAAATCATATAGAGAGTAGGTGATGTAATGAGCGCAATAGCAGGTATAAACGGTGATGTGTGGTTCTCTACATCACCTAGCACCGCTCTTTCCTCTGCGGAGACTGCCAACGATAGCGGAGATCATATTCACTACTTTATGAGCAGCCATCAAGCATGGGACTGGACACAACCTATCACGGTTCAATGTAGTCCAAACGGATCTACAGGCTGGACTACAGTAACAGATTACGTCTTTTACTATCCAGTAGGTGAAATAGTGTTTAATACTGCTCGTGTCGTTGGTACAAATAACTTTGTACAGATCAGTGTAGGACACTATTTCACGCTGACAGCAGCTAGCGGCGCGCATGCCTGGAAAGCTAGCGGAAAAGCTAACGTAAAGGATTGCACACAATTTCAAAGTCCAAGCCGATACGCAACATACACAGCCACGACGAAGATGTACACCTTCTCCGTAGACTGCTATTCGCAAGACTTCCGAATCATGCAAGAGATGATTCACGGGACAGGACAGACGAACACGAGCGGAGGAATTATCGTCTGTCAATTGTGGTGGGATGAGACAAACGGGAAACGTTGGCAATTCTTCGCGTTACCAACACAGGTAGATACGAACGTTGTTGCAAACGATATTGACAAACAAACAATACAGATGACAAACGACGGGCCTGTGTTTGTAGTACTATCAAACACATTTAATACTACTAATGTAAAGTTGGCATAATAACATGGAAGAGACACAAATTATTGAAAAAGAGGCACAAGATAGCTTTTTCGAGAGTGACGACGACGCGGCTTTCCTCAACAATATTCTGAGTAAAAAGCCTGCGGAGAAGCTTGTAGACGTGCCTGAATGGAATACAAAAATCCTGTGTAAGGCGCTCAACGCTGCGGATAGAATGAAGATTCAACTAGCAGCATTTGATGAGAAGAACAAAACGACCGATTGGCGTAACACATTCCATCTTGTAATGATGTGTGGTTGTTATAATCCAAAGACTGAGAGGCGCATTTTCAACGAGAAGCACAAGGATATCCTTATGCGACAACAGGACGGCGCGACGATTGAACTCCTCGCGTTTACGATCCTGCGCTTGTCTCGCATGGTAGCAGCCGATAGCGATAACGCGAAAAAAAAATAGAGTTCGGTCCTGGCTTCTACAACGTCTATCGGCTCACAGAGCGACTAGGCTATCGACACGTTGACGATCTATTGCAGGAAATGAGCGCGGCGGAGCTTACCGGATGGTTTGCCTATCTTGAACTGGATGACGAGGTACGCGCGAACTGGACAGCATACGCCATCGCTAAAGCGTTTGGAGGTGGCAAGAAGGACGGACAAGGCAAAAAGACAGAGGAAATAGAAGAAGAGATCTTTGACACAACAGATCCAGATTTCGAGAAGTACTTTCAAGGATTCATTTACGAGAGTGAAAAGCCGAAAATGCAACAAAAGAAACAAGGATCGAATGCAGATATCATCATTGGATAAGAAAGGAGGTGATTAACAGATGCCAGATTTAGAACCAATCAAGATAAAGGTAGAAGTGGAATATGATGGAAGTGGACTAGAAAAAGCAAAGGAAGATATACAGAGCTTAAATGACGCTGGCGACGCAGGTGGTGAGCAGTTAGGAGGATTAGGGGGGGAATTAGACAATCTTGGCGAGAAAGCGCGTCAAACCGCATCAGATACGGCTGCGCTTGCTAAGGCTATCGAGGAATCTGGTAAGCCTGTTGAGGAATTAAATAGTGCGCTGAGCGATAGTAACGAGATACTAGACGAACATTCACAGGCTATAGAAGACACGAATAAAGCCTATGAAGAACTTCCAAAAAAGATAACAGAAACGAATGCAGCGGTACAAGAATCCTCCGATGTTTTGCCTATTGCATCTAAAAATCTAGAGGAGATGAATAATAATCTGAATCAGATGAAACAAGTTGCTTCTGATTCAGCTAACGTAATTCCTGAATTTAATAGTAACTTGCAAGACTTGACAGATTCAGCCGTAAACGCAAATAAGACATTTCAAGAGCTTAATAATCTTCCTCCTGGCACAGTTCTACAATTCGATAATCAGGGGCGTTTGATGGCTAGTAGCGCGCAATACTTTGCAGACGCTTCTGAACAAGTAGTACAAAGTACACAAGATATAACACAAAGCGTAGAAAAAGCATCTACACCTATATCAACACTACAAAGGCAAATAGAAGAGGCTGGTAAGGCTGCGCGTGAGGGACCATTTTCTAATTTTATACCACCTCAAGCGATAGATAATATTAATCAGGCCAATAGTGCATTAAATCAATCAAATGATGCATTAGATAAGTGGAATGGCTTTCTCGATGATGTATTTAAAGGTCCGGCTAGCGAGATACCGTCTATAGGTGAATCAATCGGTAGCGCGTGGGAAGGGATGTCTGAATTTTTTAGTGGTGGCGCTCTCATGCAAGGCATGATGATTGCACAAATGGCTGGAATGGCGATAGATCAAGCAGGACAACAAATATACAATATGGCGGCAATAGCGGAGGGGCCCGCAGCTCATAGTATGGGGAGCTTTACCGGAACAGTTGATGCACTTACACAGAGCGCACAGCGAGCAGGACAACAATTTTCTGAAAGCTATGGACAGCAAATTATGCCTGCGCTCAACGCCATGAATTACCAATTAAATCAAAATCAGGATTTTGGAGGTGGCGGGGTAGGCATGATAAGCGATACCGTGATGAATCTTGGCAATCTAGAAATGAGCGGAGTCGCGCTTATGATGGGTATGCCTGGACTCGCTTGGAATCTATTTGCGGCAGGTGGTGAAGGACTTATCAATCAAGGAGCGCAGACGCTTGGATTACCGCAGCCATTTCAAGGACCAGGACCACAACAGCAATCACAGATTGATTATCAGCAACAATTCGCACAATTACCGCAAGCAATCGACAAACTAACCGAACAGACACAAATTGCCTCTGATACCTACTTAGCAGAGGCGTCGAGTCCTGAATATCTTGCAGCACAGCAAACACTCCCTTTTGCACAGCAAGCATATCAGGAAGCGCAGATTAGATATAACTCTCAGCATCCATTAAATGATTCGCTTGGACAGTACGGATCTATGCCGGTTCCACAAGCGCTCCTGATGAGTTATCAAGCACAACAGTACGACGCACAACAGAGTGCGCTCTACAACCAAGCAATAGCAAGTCAAGGTCCGCTTGACGGCTATTATCTTGACTTTAGCAAAGGCATACCAGGAGCGCTCGGACGACTCTTTCAAAATAGCAGCGGTCAACAAAACTTGTACGGAGGTGGTACGCGTCCACCATCGACACCGTTTGATAATAATATTCTTGGCAGTCTAGGAGACTGGTTTCAGAATAATGTAGCGTTTGCAGGTGGGCCGGGTGGATGGGGCGGACAAACGTACGGGCAGGCTATAGGAGGATGGTTTAGTAATCTTTTTGGCGGTCTATTTGGCGGCAATCCACAAACCCCGTCACCAGTCGGCGGCTGTTTCATCGCTGGTACGTCTATCTTGATGAGCGATGGCAGCGAACGAGCTATAGAGACGTTGCAAATTGGTGAACGCGTACTTGCTCATGACGGTACAACACGAATACATGCTGTCATTACCGATTGTCTTGTCTTTCCAGCAAAACAAACCTATGAACTTACATTCTCGAATGGCACTACGCTACACACTACCGACTCGCATCCTATCAGCACTACGCGAGGATGGCGCTCTATTGATCCTGCTAGCACAGCTCTGGAGAATCCTGATTTATCTGTCTCTAGATTGCAAGTAGGAGACGAGATACACACTGCCAATGGTTCTACTTGTCATCTATTATCTATAAAAAAGCGCGAGATAGAGACTGTCTACAACATTACAGTTAGTACTTCTCATACCTATTACGCAAATAAAATACTGGTACACAACGCAAAAGGCGCTATGACTGCTAGCGGCACAGGAACAGAACAGGTGACACTAGCTCATACCTTTACTGCTAGTGTCACGTGGGAAGCGCAGAATCTACAAAAAAGCTTCACAGCAGCCGCACAATGGGCCGCGCAGAATCTAGTTAAGTCTGTTGTAGCGGCAGCACAATGGGCAGAGTCCAATCTCGTACATACCGCTATAGCAGCCGCACAATGGGCCGAATCCAACCTTGTCCATATGGCTACGGCTGCGGCGCAATGGGCCGAATCGAATCTGACACATATGGCAACCGCAGCGGCGGAATGGGCGGAACAAAACTTAACACACGCTGTTACTGCAATGGCGCAATGGGCCGATCAAAATTTAGTTCATCCTGTTACTGCAATGGCACAATGGGCGGAACAAGGATTAGAGCACACATTCAAAGGCGTTGCAAACTGGATAGGGGAAGGATTAGAGCACACATTTAACGCTGTAGCGAATTGGACAGCACAAAACTTAACACCATCGTTTACGGTAAATCCGTCAGTAACGATGCTAGCAGACGGTACGTCTAATTGGCCCGGAGGTCCGGCTATTGTTGGCGAGGCTGGCGCTGAATTGGTAGAGCATAACGGCAATTTTTCACTATTCGATCAAGGAGCGGCTTTCGTTAATCTTCCGGCTGGATCGAATGTTTATCCTATGCGAGATGTATCATACCAACCATCGGCTATCAAAACATTTGCAGATGGAACAGGGGGAACAATACCTATCTCTTTCGGCATGACAGGAGGAGATATAGTAGTTCACTTAACACATATTACACAGCTAGATGGGAGGACGATAGCACAACAGGTTGTACCCTACTCTGCGCCAATAATTCGGCAAATGACAGGTAGGAGGAGGTAACAGAATGGGTACACTAACCTGCTTGATTAGCGGAGTAAGCTATCCTATCAAGAACGATTCACACCTCATAATAGAAGATACATTAGAAGTACGTGCCACTTTAAAAGTTACCATTGTAGATATGAACGGTACGTACTCCTTCCAGCGTGGACAGCCTATTACCATCACTGATAGCGACTTAGGACAACTCTATAGCGGCTATGTGAGTACGGATGATCAAACGAAATACGGTCCTGCTAGCTCAGCGGTTGACCATGTAATCACGGCATTTGATCAGCAATACAAAGCAGACAAGCAAGCGAACAAAATTAATTATCTCAATTGGAAAGCTGGCGATGCTGCAGTAGACATGGTACAACGCACACTAGCAAGTGAAGGTGTTGTAGTGCCAGGAGCGCTACATCATGACGGTACACCTGCGGACTTCAACACAGGATTGCTTACTAATGCGGCTGGCTATACTCCTCCTACGCCAATAACGAGCGGATTAACCTTGCCAGCTCCGCAGACCTCAGCTACTACAGCAGACGGAGTACTTGAGATTCAGAAAGCAGGAGCGGACCTGACCATTACAGAGAATACACAGTCCGCTTTTTCTACTGGCACGCTCAACAATGTCCAGGCAACGAGCGCAGGAACACTAATGCCCACGACACAAAGCGCACTTAAATTTAGCGCGACGTATCCAGTGGCGACGGGTGCATTTGGCTACATCTATATACAGTTTTGGTCAGGATCGCAGGTCATTGGCACAAATGACAGCCTTATTTTTGATGTCTGGATACCTGATAGCGCTCCGTATAAAGCTGGTGGGATTGTGCCACTGCTTTCCGATGGTACGATCCCAGGTGGGTTGTTGGATCAGAACGCGCTTCTCAATGATAGTGATACTGATCTGAGTAACTACGCAGTGAACCAATGGTATACGCGTACGGTATCGCTTTCGGCGCTCTCCGGCAAAACTATCACTGGCATGCTCGCACAAGTGGGGAGCGTGCAGACTGGGATGTACACGTGGTACATCAAGAACGCGTATCTCTCTTCTCATTCTGGCAGCAAGTTTTTTGCCCCAACGGATACCACGCCAGTCGTCAATCCGCCAACCGTCTATGGCTACTCTCAATTTGTATCACTCTCTGCGACAACAGCAGTGGTGACAGTCTGTGATCTGGTGAATTCGTCTCGAATCAGTTCGGCCTATAACATCGATCCGGTGAAATTGCTGAGAGGCTCTGTCATTTCCTGGTATGGTAGTGCGAATGCTGCTGTCGCTGCATCCTACGATGGAGTGGCCTATCAGCCATGCACGAATAACGCTGCCCTGCCAGCGCTACCAGTAGGATCGAATCTGACCGGTCTGACCCTCACACTGAAAGAGACCTTCACCCCAACTGGCAATGATCCAGCTGTCATCCCGCTTCTGCAATTGCTGACGGTCTCTCTGCTCTCTGCTCCAAATGCGACAAAATCGGATGTGGTGAAAGCATTTGAGACGCAAACGCAATGGAATACTGGCACCTATTCAAGCACGGTATCAACCTCAAGTGGAGATTTGACCATTGGCAGTGTTTCAAGAAATTGGAATGATGGCTCAGTGGCGAATCAAGTGTTTATCTATGCCACACTTGATAATGGCAGCGGCCCACAACAGCAGGCATTCTCAAGCGTGAGCTCAGGTGCATATCAGATTGCACTCAACGCCGATAACTCTCCCGCGATTTTCTTTGGGATGGACAGATTTGACTTTGCTGGCATTGTCCTGGACTTCACTATTGATTGCGATGTGTATTTTACGCCTGCTGGGCAGTCAGGTGGAAACGATTGGGTACAGGCTGGCGTGTTTTACCGCACTGATCCTAATGCCATCTATGATGGTACAACAGCGGGCACAAAAAATAGCATGGCCTATCTGGTGACGCTGGGGGCTGGTCATATCGAAATAGGCTATGGATCAAATAAAAATACGACTGATAGTTACACGCTCCTGCAATCAGTATCAAGAACCTTTTCAGCGGGCTCTTTTGTGCATCTCAAGATCGTCGTGAATGGAAAACACCATCTGGTCTATGTGGCAAACGAATCTACACCGACGCTTAATGTATTTGACTCAACTTATGCCAATCCTGGCAGTGTCGGGTTTCGTGGTTGGTCTGGCTGGACAGCAGCAGCCACTACACAGATTGATAATTTCGTCATGACGCCAGCTACCTCTGGTACCTGGACAGGGCCAGGCACCTCGATTAGCACGCTTGGTACATGTGCCGCTTCCGTTATTTCCTGGACAGAAGTGAACACCTTGAACTCGACCGAGTCATTTGCTCAGGTGCAAACCAGTGTGGATGAAGGAAGCACGTACCAACCCTGCAAGAACGGCGGCCCTATTCCCAATCTGCCTGCTGGAACAAACGTCAGCGGCAAGAGCATCATCACGAAAGTCTTCTTCCAGACGGTATCACAACCGCTAGCTCCGATTGTCCGTGGACTCGTCTGGCGCGTGCTAGGTGCTTATCCTGGCGCGACTGGAGTACGTTCAACCGCGCCAATGGGCATTGACTACGTAGTGAGAGCCAATCAATCGGGATTCGGAACAGCTAGCGATGGTCAGACCTGGACAAAAGCAGGAACCGGGACAGACGCGGTAAGCAGTGACGAGCTTACTATCTCCAGTACGACAGGAGATGTACACGAACGTCTAGGCACACGCACATGGACAGACGAGGATGCTACTGTACGCTTTAAACTCTCTTTAAACTCCGATGTAGCAGGCTTAGAACTGCGCTACACGGACACTAACAACTACTATAGGCTTGCTGCTACCTCGACGGGAATAAGTCTCACGAAGAAGATAGCAGGAGTCTCGTCAACGCTGGCGCTCGTCTCAACAACGCTGAGTACTGGCGTGTGGTATCGTATGCGCTTTCGTATCGTTGGCAGCAATCCGGCTTTACTGTATGGCAATGTATGGCCCGATCAAACACTTGAGCCAACTATCGACGGGACAACCTATCGATGGAATGATAATAACTGGACTATCACAGCATCAGATTAGTGTCATGATAGTAAATAAATTTCTATCATGACAGGAAAGGATAACAGCGATGGGAGCGGCAACGGTACAGGGACAAATAGGGACCGGCGCTACTGTTTCATGGGCAAACGCAGAGGGGGGTATCGTGTGGAATCTTGCAGACAGCGCGACTAGCACGACGCCTGTAGCAATCCCTACAGCTACAGGAACTAATTATAGCTGGATTAAAAACCTCGTTCTGGCTGTAACTGTCGTAGGCACGACGACAATAAGCAATCGGACTATAAAAATGGGTAGTAGTCCAACCACAGGATTAGCACTCTTCTGGAAAGCTGTAGCAGTAGCATCGTATGCACAGGCAGCAAGCGGCAATAGACCAGCTTCGTCAGGTAGTAACGGCGCGACTCCGACAGGATATACAGCCATGACCACGAGTGCCGTACAGTACGATAATACAAGCGTAGCTAGTAGTAGTACAGGTCCAAACGGTAGTATGGCTGTTTGCTGTTTCGGAGTTGATAACACGTATACAGGCGGTGCAGGTAGCGCTATTGCTACACCTTCTGTAATTCTCTCATATGACGAGCAGTAGAGGATGATAGGCATGGAAAAATATACATGGCGTGCTGTCTATGATCATGGTGAATCTTGCCATTGCGAGAATGAGGATAATAGTTTTACAGAGGTCGATAAATCGCGTGTAACAACATTGCTTCTCTTACCTCTTGCGATAGGCGGTACTGTCCATTACATCGACGTACCATCCGACGCAGAACCTATCTTTTTCAGACGTAGGAGCGTTGAATGCAGTCTTACGGATGGTAGCAGGATACAACATCCTACGAAGCATTGTATAGGCTGGAAAAACGACGCTACAGCGCAATATCTCTTTGTTTTCGAGGACGACACGACTCTATTGACGAACGATCTACAAGCAGTCTAGCAGGAGCATAAAAGCGTGGCATCACTTACGCTGTATGGTTCTAATGTAGCAAATGGAACACTAACCACTGCCTCTACTATGTCAAGTACGACAGGTGGTACAGAAACGGCTGTCCAGACAACCGTAACAGGTACCAACCAATGGGTAGAGGTTGTTTCGCGTGCTGCTACGCTTGCTAGCGTTACTGCAATTGGTTCACCTTCTGGAAAAGGTTGGGTTTATGCTCCTGGTAATGGCACATTCGCTACAGGCAATTGGAGCGCAACAGTTACTTTATCTGCTAGTGCACCGGGTACGACCGATGTTACAATTCGGTTTTATAAATATTCGGGCGGTACTTATACAAGTATCGGAACAATAAATAAAACTGGCATAACTGGCACTAAAACAAGTTATAGTTTTGCTGCGACATCATTTAGCAGCGTTACATTCGCGTCTTCTGATCTTTTATACTGTGATCTTTGGTGGCATGACACGTCAGGAGCAGACGACAATCCTAACGTCTATGTGTCAAATTCTGCTACGGCAGGTGTAGTAAATGATTTTGTTGTCACCACGAGCAGTCTTACATCTGTTACCACTAGTAGCAGAACGATACCAACGTCGGCGGCGCTCCTGTCCTTGCAACTCTCCAGAACAGTACCGACAAGTGCGGCTCTGCTCTCTTCTCAGTTGGCACGCACGATACCAACGAACGCATCTGTAGCGAACGAATTTAGTAGAGTCATACCGACTAGTGCAGCGTTAGACCAACCTAGTAGCAGAACGATACCGACCTCTGCGGCGCTGTCATCCTCTCAGTTACCGCGTACTATATCGACAAGTGCGGCTCTGCTCTCTTCTCAATTGTCGAGGAATGTACCGACCTCTGCGGCGCTCCTATCCTCGCAACTAGCACGCACGATACCAACGAGCGCATCACTGAGCTTAGAACTAAATAGCGGAGGATTCGCGCTCTTTGCCAATACTGCAAGTGGTACAGTGTCCTTTGACTCTGTACGCTGGACACAATATCCCGATCCTGCTTTATCGCTCGGTCCGGTCCTTCCACGCTTAGGAAGCTCTCTTGTGTCGTGGAATGATAATCTGCCAGGAAGCACGACAGACAGCGTATCGACTAGCCTAGATGGAATAAACTTCACTCCTGCTACAAACGGATCATCAATTCCAGGCTTGACAGGACAACCAGATCCAATCATCGATCTATTCAATACAGACACACATTTGAGCTACACGACTATCGGCGGCGCTAGTTGGACGGAGGACACGGCAAATAGCAGGATTACAGCAAGCGGAGGAGTTGACAGCCTCTATCTCTATTCTGCTGTATCAGCATCAGAAATTGATGTCATGACAGTAATGGATAAATCGGATGCTGGCGGCTTAGTGTGGAATTACACGACGAATAATTACTATGAGCTTGTTTGTTTTGATGACTCGTCAAGTAGTGGAACGACGAATCAGTTAAAGCTCTATAGGATTGCTTCTGGAGTCAGAACACAAATCGGATCTAGTGTCATCTCCTGGGCTAGATCGACTCTTGGCAGCTCTCCATATAAGACGATCCGCGTAACGATGCTAAAAGGCGTGATTACAGTCTATTTTGATGGAACAGCGCTCATTACCTATACTGATGGCTCTCCTTTGAGTGCTGGCCTGTGTGGACTGCGCAACGATGGAGGTACATCACGCTACTATCAGTTGCGCATAGGTCAGCAAGGTCAATATGTCTCTGGTAATCCACAAGGCGATATTGTTACAGGCCAATTCATCTACACACAAACCACGCTCAACACCTCCGATCCTGCTACGAATCCGCAACAAATCGACTTGTTTACGTCTGCGCGCTCTCCTCTCGTTGGAACAGGCGGACTCGTCAAGCAATTGCACGATCCTACGAAGCCGTTTGCAACGTTTTTCAATGACGAGATGACGACGCTTGCTCAGACATCACTGATTACTGGAGAAACGAGTACGTATTGGTGGCATATCAACTCATCTGATTCTCCTGGCACGCTTACATTTACCTCGCGTCAAACGAATCCGGCACCATTCGCGCTCTATTCGTCTGACTTTCTCTACCAGCCGTCCATTATGAGCGCTGGCGGATCGTCCGCAGGAGCTACAGGAGTCAAGGCGTCAACATCGGCGGACCTGTACAGAAACAGACAGACGATAATAAATGTTACCGGACTCAAGACAATTAACAATGAGGAAAAGATAGCAGACGGTACTGCTACATCATGGTCATTAGCCTATCCTCTGCATTCCGCGCCAACGATCACAGTTCAAGGCGTGACAAAGACGGTAGGAGTGTTAGGAGTAGATAGCGCGAAAGACTTTTACTATCAAGTTGGCAGTACTTCAGTATCGCAGGACACAAGCGCGACAATTCTACAGGCTGGCTATATCCTGTCTTTCTCCTACGTCGGTGAATATCCAACAAGCGTAACAGTTGATAACACTGCTGAGCAAGCAATTCGTAAGAGTATCGAGGGAGGTACCGGGATAGTAGAATCGGTGTTTGACGGACAAGGAATCACAGCAGACGACGCGCAGACGTACGCGCAAGGCTTGCTTGCTCAGTATGGCAACAACGACACGATAGAGATTTTAGCGGTTACCTCGCGTCCTGGCTTAAAAGTTGGTATGCTTGTTAGTATGTTCATACCTGAGCACAACATAAATAATGTGCAACTCCTTATCGTGAAAGTCTCGACAGGAGCATATGTACAGGTAGATGGAACAGTTAAGTATGAATTTATGATTGACGCTACGAACGGCGCTAACTTGAATAACTGGAGTACAGTATTCGAGAACACATAGAAAGCAGGATATCATGACATTTATTCAAATCGTCAATACCATCTTAGTGCTATCGCTTCCTCCGCTCGTTGCACTCTGCTACGTCTTCGCGCAGTTATTTATCCAGCGTCTTCCAACTGCGCAACGGACGGCGCTAGAACAGTTTGCGCGTCAAGCGGTGCAATATGTTGAATATCAACAGATCAAGTCAGATAAGAAACCTATTGCTACAGTTTACTTAACTGATATGTTTCGTTTATCTGGCCTACCCGTACCACATGAAGATGTTTTAGAAGTAGCTATAGGATCTGCTTTTTATGAAATAGAAAAAGAACATGAGTAGAATTGTGGACATCTTATCCTTTTTGTCGGGTAGCGTAGGCTTTATTAGTCTAGGTATTACGCTCGTTGTCGCATTTTTCGCTGTGAAGTCCGGCAAAATGCAAAGTGCTAATCAAGCACAGGGAAGTGCAATTAGCGCAATGAGAAGTGAAATTGAAACATTGAGGGAGAGAATGGAGGATAAGGACAAGGAAAACGAAAAGCTAAATACGAAGATTGTTCAATTAGAGCAGACAATAGAAACAATATGTGCAGCTTTAAAGATACGTGGAATGATTATATCTATTCAAGGTGAAATTATCAATATACAGGACCGAAATGGACATAGCAGTACAACAAGAATCACAAAACATCCATGATGAGGTACAAGTAAATGGGTAGATATCCTAGTGCGATATGGACTCCTAGTCCTAATTGCTGGAATGGACGATCCGGGAGAAGCGCGAAATGGATCATCGTACATGGAACCGCAGGAGGATCGAACGGTAGTAGCGTGGAATGGCTGTGTAATCCTGCTAGTCAGGTAAGCGCTCATTTCGTCGTTACGCAAGATGGCAAGGTGTACCAGCTCGTTGACGAAAATTGCGCGGCCTGGGCTAATGGCATCATCACAGATGGTCATGATTCATGGTGGTCTAATGACGTGAATCCTAATCTGGAGACGATCAGCATAGAGCACGAAAAGCCGGACACGACGAACACTGTACCACTCACAGCCGCGCAGACACTTGCATCATTTCAGCTCATTTCCTGGCTGTGCTCACGTTGGAAGATTCCGGCGCGGAAAGCAGACGCGACAGGCGGTATAACAGGACATTTTTCAATTGATCCTGTTGATAGATCACACTGTCCCGGTACCTATCCCTGGAATGATCTTTTTAGCTATCTACAACAGACAAACGGAGGTGATTTAAAATTGTTAGCTCTAAGCGATCCTATGGGTAAATTCTTCGTGGATGCTGGCTCTAATCGTTGGCATTGCGTACCGAACAATGTTGACGTAGCATACGCGATATTGGACTTTTACCGCAAATTTGAGGGAGTATTCGGACTTCCTATCACTACGGAGCTATACTTAGCACAGTTTCCAGGCACATCAGTACAAGTATTCGAGCGCGCAATCATCATCTATGATCCTAAACATGTGCAAGAGTCGAATAATCCAGCCACCGCTACCTGGGGAGGTCAGTGTTACCTTATGCGTATCGACAGAGGGACAGGAGCGCAAATTATCGCTAAGCCTCTCCTGAGTGCGCTACAGGCACAAGTAAGCGCGTTACAATCTCAGCTAGCAAAAGCGCAACAAGCCGATCCTGCGCAGATCACAGCGCTACAAACACAACTTGCCAATTATAAGCAAGCTTGTCATAATGTGTACACGATTGTACAACAATACGAAGGGAAATAATAATTATCATGACACAAAATGCAACGATTACGAAGGACGGGAAAGTTGTTCCATCCTCGCTTATACCAAAAGATTTGACTCCAGCACAGCGAGCGCAGCTTAAACTGATTTCTCATTTCGCTATCATCTTCGTATTCAATGGCGTTCTGGCTGCGGTCGCTTATCTCAGCTCAGGTAAATTGATAGGTTGGCAAACAATTATTGTTGCAGCCGTAGCACAGGCAACGCTTGCGCTCCTGGACTCATTGAAAAAGTACTTTACCGCGTCTGGTCAATTGCCAATCTCAACTCTGATTGAACTGGCAAGCGCAGAGATAGCATCGAAAGCGCCAACTGTCCAGTATTCCACTAATGAGCAAGCGTTACAGTCCGCAGTCAATAATCTTTTTGCTCAGGATATCAGCGTGCAGCCTACATCTGCTATCAAGCCTGTCACTTACTCCGTAACTCCTGCGGACCTGAAACCGAATCCTACAGGCATACAAGCTATAGCGCCCGTTACACTACCAACACAACAGCAACAAACGAATGATCCTCCTGTCGACGCTCCGCGCATTACGACACTACCAAACATTGCAGCTATCCAGAATCAGCAACAATAAAAAAAAGACTGCGCAATCTTCCCCTAAATTGCGCAGTCTCCGCGTAGTATACAGACCCGTACGAACGAACAAAATTAGATCGCATCGGCGATTGTGACTTTCCGTCCGACTCACGGAATAGTCATCATGACAAACGTTGCACGATTGCAACGTTAATATCATAACATTCTCACTATCAATGTTCAATGCATTTTATACGTTACACAAGCGCAATTAATAACATTTTAATACTCAAATGTGCATACAAATGTTATACTGTGTATATCCAATCTCCCTCATGACGAGGATACATCGAGAAGTCCTAGAAAACACCTCTCTAGGACTTCTTTTTATGTCATGACAATAATTTCTTGCGTGCGGTACGGATCATTGCTTGTTGCTCCTGCGTGAAATAACGATGAATGTCTCCTCTACTCTCTCTGTAGACGATTCCGTAATGTGGCAGCTTTTGAGTGACTATGAAGTCTCTCAGCGTTCTACGATTGATATGTTCCTCCTCCGCAAATTGACGGAGAGATATAGCGTCTTCTGGCAACTCTTCTAGGCTGGAGACAATGATTACATAGTCCTCTTGTTTGTCTATCCTTCTTGTCTCTTGTCTACCCACAATGTCCACATGAGCAGGAGCGGAGCGCGATTTTAGCTCGTTAATATGTCTATCCATCTCGTCTATACGCTGGACAATATGAGCAATGATGTCTTTTATCTCCTCATTATCCCTAGTCGTCTTGTCCCATAATTTGTATACTTCCCCCCTAATTTCCCTGACCTGTCTACTAAAATAGTCCTCTATCTGGACAGGTTGTCTAGCTAGATCCTCGACAGAGGAGCGCAAAATATAGAGCTTACCTAGCATAATGGCTTTCAAGCGTCCATCGTGGATGTATCTTCTTACCTGCTTTGTACTCTTGCGAAGCGTTGTAGCAGCTTCGCGCAGCGTCATGTAATCCGCTAAATTGATAGGTCCGTCCATAATGTCTATCCTCCTTGTCCACACTATAGCATTATGCTACAATGCTCGTGGATAGCGAGAGAGTATGATTGACGGAGCGAATACCGGGCTGCTTAGTTGTTAGCAGCCCGGTATTTTTGTCATGACAGGAAACGTCTTTTCATGACAAAGAAGAACAGGAGGAGGAGCGCAAGAGGGAGGACGTACACGAGGAGGATCATATTATCAGTGATCCTCCTAATAACGCGCACGATGATCATTTCGTAAGGCGCGTATCTGTCTCTCAAGGCTTCGCGTCTGATAATTCTCATTACGAGCAGGAGCGCAGACGCAACATACAAGCTGAGTAATGCAATAATCCATTGTATCATGCTGCGCTTCCTCTTACTTCCTCTTCTACTATCCAGTACTCACAATCTGCCAGCGATGCATCAAAATGTCTACTGACACGATAGAGCTTATTCAGGAGTACAAATAATCCTTCCTGTGCATCTGTCATTCTGACATAGACAGTCCTTCCCTGCTCGCTTACCTTTCTTATCCCGCTTTCTTTCGTCTCATCCCGGATGTAGACAATACATCCGGGCAGCCTGACAAGCTGTTGAATCTCGTCAAAATCGGGGCGTGGTACTTGCCTCTTCTTCGTATGTTTCATCTTTTCACAACTCCTCTGATTAATATTGACATACACTAATGATCGACTATTATATCATTTCCTTAAAGCATAGGCAACAAAAAAGAGACTGATCATTTTCGATCAGTCTCTAGAACAAACGATCTTATTTAATGTCTCGCATCGTGCCTATCTGTAAATCGTCGTAATCGGCGGCATTCTCTACGAGAGAAACATCAGCGTTAGCGACTTCACCGGGCCATCCTTCATTAGCACAGTAAAGCGCGTCGTCAGGATCAGAAGCGTGGACAATGATTGTATGCTCGTCATTTTCCACTTGATAAAGTTGAAGATCGTCCATGACATCTCCTAATAGCGTACAAATGCGCGTACACCAATAATCTGACCTTTCTGTGGTCCTTCCGCATGCCTATACGCGGTCGGTCCTGTATCGGGCGCGACAACATCGGCGCGATAGCGCGCAGCTTGCGCAACAACCATGCTAACGATGTATGTTACTCCGTCCTGTGGCTCAGGGAGTCCTTCTACATCTCCGAACGTAGTAGCCATGACGGGGATTCCATCAACCTCATTGATACGCTCTGCAATCGTCTTAGCGCGCGCTACGCCAGCGCTCGGATACTGACGAATGATCTCGTTTTCAGCATTGACAACGGTAATAGTGTGTGGTGTTAGGTTGATAATCTGCATGCGTTTGTTCTCCTTTTTGTTGTTTACAAGTTCTATTTCATCGTCGGTATAAAGTCCTGTAAAACAGGAATCTTGTATTTGTATTTCATCAGGTAAAAGGTTTTCCCTAAATCCCCAATCTCCATAGGGAAGCAGGCATTCAACGTTGTATTTCCCCCATCTGGTTATACGCGAAATTTTTCCCGTATAACCACAGAAAGGACTTTTCTTATTTACAATTTTGACTTGATCATCTTTGTTAAACATGTCCCTGTCCTCCGTTTGTTTTTTCAATGTCTAGTATAGCATCTCTTTAAAGCGTCGTCAAGTGGTAATCCTACAAATTTGCGTGCAAGATCTGGCTATTTTTTCGCGCTTGCTGTCGTCGATATCGTCTAAAATCTCCGTTGATCAATGCCCACAATCGGCCTAAAAAAGATCGCTGCATTACTGGCTTTTTCCTTCTCCGCTTTTTGGGATGGAGGAGGAGCGCGAAGAGGGAAAAATTTTTCGTCCTGGCTGGCTTGCGATGGCTTAATTTTTTGAGTCTGACAGGACCGAAAAATAGACCTGTCAGATCGACAAAAATGTTATTCTTGGTGGCAAACTTTCCTTTATCGCGCGGTTGTTGAGCAACAATTTCACGACGCACTTTTTTCGATGGTCCTCTCCTCCGTTTGCGCGTTTTTATCGCTCTCATTGGTAAATCTTCCATCTCCGTCTTGATTGGCTGCGGAGATGGATAGTAGTAATGTCGTGGCACGATGCATCATCCTTGCTGTACAGACTGTTTTGACTGTTTACGAGTCCATGTTACAATGCCGTTTTCTCGCGCTCTACCGTCCGATTTAATAACTATGCCGTCCTTCTTTCCCCATGCCTTATCAACGGCGCGTCTGCGTGCGTCTGCACGCGGATAAATGACTTTTATTTTCGGATGGTTGTATGCGTCTTCTTTGGTGTAACCGCGTCCTTCAGTCCGAACGCTATCCAAACCGCGCGGAGCGGAGCTAGTGAACGCGCTATTAGAGTCGCTGTAAGACGTTTTATTCTCCGATTGATCAGGATGTGTCAATTCTCCTGTAATCCGCTCCTGCTTTTCTTCCGGTTCGTTGGGTTCGTCCGGCTTCTCTGGCGGGTTCGTGCTCTCTTTATTGTCATGACAGTATTGAACCTCTCGAACCGTAGGTATTTGCGGATCGGTGTTTTTATCCTGTGCATTTTTTGTCATGACAGTATCATCGTCCTGTGCTAAGTTTTGCTCTGTGAGAGTGAGCGCAGACTGTAAAATTTCTCGCGCCGATGAGTCCACATTTTGAGGAATTTCTAGCA